TAAGCTCTGAATGGCAATGCTGATATGCCCTGATCGTCGTATGGAAGGCCGAGCGGTAGACCCATATAGTCCGCTAATTCGCCTTCCTGAATAGTTGCTGTACCTGTGCTGGATTTTATTACAGGTACTGTGTAATCGGTGCTGTCGCCCGGGTTTTCCTGATAACCACAGAATTTTTCCCAATTGTCCCAAATCAGTCGATTGGGTACGGCGAAAAAGAATGATTCAAGGATCAGGTTATCCATGATGGGTTTGATGGGTGTTGCAATACGAGCAAATGCCGTTAATGAGCATTTGAAAGTGTCGCCTGGCAGCGCCTCGTCTACGTAGATCGGAACGAGTTCTGATGCGTTGAATGTAGTTTTTACGCCATGCGTACGGTCGAATACCGACCGCCGGATTTTTGCTTCCGGTACCTGGCTGAATGAGTGATTGCCTTTACTGCGAGAATATTTACGACTCATTTGAGTTTTCTCCGATCATTTCAGTTGCTGATGTTAGCAGTATTGGCTTTTCGAGATTCGCCAGCTCTGCGGTTTCGTCGTCGAATTCTCCGACGATGTAAAGTGTGTAATCTTCTGGAGACCGTTTGTATCTGTTATTTTCGTCACCGAAATATACTAGGTCTCTAAACATGCGTATTCCGGCGTCCGCCGTGGCCTGCATGTAGGGTGCTGAGTAAGTATCAAGTGCTTTGTCTTTAATGCTGAATAGTGAATATTTCATTTTTTGTCTCCTGCGGATCGACGTAAGTTGTATTGAGCTGTTTGTATTTTTTCGCGAGCTATCGCGCGTTCTGTTTCTGGATTTTCGTATCTGTCAAATACCTCCTGTCGTTTTTGGTTTCTGATTTCTTCGAACTCTTCTGGGAACCATTTTTGGAATAGCTTATTGAAGTATTCCGGTGGTGGAACTTTGTTCCCTTTTCCGTCTGTTACATACCCTTTGGGATAGATGTCTCCATGGTATTTTTTGAGCCAGTTATATCCGATGCCCGGTTTGGTTGACATGCGGGCGAATTCTGGCACCAGCTGATAAATTTCTCCCGTTTCGGGATCGACTTTTCGGTAGTAGTCCTGGGCCTTTTCTCCGGTGATTTTCTTAACTGCATATTTGGCGCAGTACGCAGCCGCTGCCGCGTCATAATTTTGAACTGTACAGAATCCATGAGGCCAACAAGACGAAAGAATTCTGCTGTTATCAATTGTGTAATGGCCCCTGTCGATATGGATGCTGCGATCAGGAAAATTATAACCGTAGACGATAAGGTGATAGTGGGGTCGGCCAAACTGACCGCCGTACTCACCGACGCTGTAATAGCGGATACGGCAAGGGCTAATACGTTTGCGAAGGCGTTTGATAAACCGTTGTAGGTCGACCGGTTGAAGGGAATAATCATCGGGAAGATTCTCCTCGTCGTAGGTGAGTGTTATGAAGCAAGCTTCGGTGTGTTCTGTTGATTCGACATGCAGTCGCATGGCCCATGATCTGGCTTTGTCGAGTCTACAACCCATACATTGCCCACAGGGCAGTGCAATGGGGTGTGAGTGAGGATCAGGGCTAAAGCTAACAGTGCGAGAACCATTACTGTTTTTGTCGAATTTTTGATACGCCACAAGTGGCGTGTTGCATGACATTTTTTGTCAAAATCTTATGCCGCCGCGGGATACCGGGCGTTTGTAATTTACTTTTTTCGAACGGGCGTTTCTGCGAAAGTTTTTACGAGATGAGCGTTTGCTCATTGCACGTCGTTTCATGAGTTTTCTCCGTGGTTATTTGTCAGCCTTCAGGAGCGACTTATACGCTCACTGAGTTGAGAGTGCAAATAACTAGTTTTCCGGGGTTCAAGAACCCTCGGTTTTTGTGACGTGGTGTCACGTGGAACAGTTACCTACAAGATATATATACTGTTCCCCGTTTTTTTGCGGCTGATAGTCGTCGTTTGATTCGTCGTTAGAAGCCGCGTGTTGGATTATTTTTAGTTTGTTATGGTTTGGTATTAGTTTTTGTTTTTTTAAGCTGAGAAGGCCTGTGAGGCAGTCTCAGGGGTATAAGAAAGGGCCCCGAAGGGCCCTTAATGCAGATTCGAGCTAAAATTGATGGGATTTTAGCTTTCAGGCTCTGCGAGCCCCTCCGCAGGAGCGGATGGTTTATCGGGCGGTGGTACGTCCGATTTGGCTGCTTTTTGGTTTGCTCTATCTTTGGCCGCATTTTCGGCCCTGATATTCGCGTTTGATTCCTGCTGACTGACGTACTCCATGAATTCTTCAGGGGTAGCGAAGGAATCTTTTATCTGCGAAGGCAGATTTTCGAAACTTTCGCGCGCTTCGCGCAGTTTCGTTACTACGTCGTAATATTCGCCAACGTCCGTTGTGTCTCCGTAGTTTCCCTCTGGTGCTTCGGGTAGTCCGCCAGATCTGCGATACCTGGCGACGATTTTGTTGATGTTTGTATTTTCCTGATGACACTGTTCGACACGGGTAGCCGTGCCGGTGTGTAGTTTTACTGCTATTCGTTTGCCAACGAATTGACGTACCTCTGGTGGTACGTATTCGCTTACATGCGCCATCTTTTCTTTTCGTTCTGTCATTTGCCATACCTTCCGAATAATCGTTTGAGATAATTACCCAGTCCTTTCGCGGAACTAATGGCGCCGCCTACGGCCGCGCCTGTACCGCCGGTTGACATGAGCGGATATATTTCTGGGTTTTTTTCGGCAAAGTCTGCGACTACTTTTGCCGTCCTGGCATTTGCAATGCCTTGTGCCGCCTGAGCGTCAGTTTGGTTTGTTTGCGAGTCAATCAATTTGTTTTGACTCACTATGTTTCTATTTTGCAGCTTTCGCTGCGTTACTTTGGATCCTACGTCTAAGCCCCTTACGGCCTTTTCTCCGACTTGGGGTGCTCTTAGTTGCGCCTGTGCGCCTGAGGGCGTTGACGCGCCGCCTTGAGCGTATGCAAGCATTGGGTTTATTCCTGCTGCGCGCATATCTTTTACGGCCCTTTGGTATGCCGTATTTGATAGTCTTTCCTGAAACTGCATTTGCTCTCGCGCCAGTTTCTTTTGTTTCCGGTTTGTATCTTTTGCTGAGAAGTAGTCAATCCCTGAGGATAGGACTCCTCCCAATCCGCCTAGTGAGAATCCCACGTTTGGTACTCCCTGTGTGATCGGTATTGGTGGAAGGTTGTATCCGGGGGTATACCCCCCGGAACCCGGAACTATTGGCTCCAATGCCATTAGAAGTGATCGATATAGCCGGGGACGCCGAAGACAGGCATCGGCCTAGCACAGCGTAATCCTATCTGTGCGTCCATAATGAAATCCGGTTCATCTGTAACGGCCTTAATTCGTTCCATAGGAACATTTTCTTCAATGAAGTCCTCATTTAGTACCGGTCGGGTACCGAACTCCTGTGCCAGATGCCAGATGTCGAGTGGCTGTGCCGCCGTTGAGCGGAAAGCCCCGGTTATTTGAGACGGTTTGTATCGATATTCTGCGTAACGTTCCTGGTATCCGAAGATATCGTTGTCTCCTACCGTACCGTCTGCGTAGATTTCTTTCGAGTAAATTTCCTGTTCGCCCAAATGGGCGAGTGCAGGCCAGAAGAAATCGTAGCGTGTTTGCCTTAACCACATACGGTTAATGCCCTGCTGATACGTTAGATCAGCGCGAGCCATTACCATACCGATGATGGTCATATGCTCTGTGAATGATTGGTTAAATCCGTGGCCAGTTGCTGCGATGGTACCCATGGCTGCGAGATTACCCTGCGGTGTAACGTCCGGCACGATACCGGTTGGCGTATTTTGAGCCACCGCAGAGATATTGACGTAACTGCGACCGCCGCCGAGATATTCGGGCCGCTGCAGTCTTGAGTCTGGAGATATTACGTTGAAGTGTGCGCGTATTACCTCGGTATACCGAGTACCGCCACGGGCGTCGCGCTCCAGTAGTCGTTGTGTCTGAAACGCTTCGCGTAGTGAGTTAATTGTTGCCGCTGTTGCATTTTGCAAATCGGCATAGATTGCTGGTGTACCCGGTAAATCTGGATTTTCCCGGATATACACCTGTGTTGCCGGCCCTGCAGAACCTTCGATTAGGCCGGCCGCTTCGAATTGTTGCTGTCCTTCGGTTACTTCGAGCGTGAATGGCCCACGATCGTATAGGTAATTTTCGGTGTGACCGATACCTAAGACGGGTGCCTGGGTACCCAAGGGGATGTCTACGGCTTCGCCTTTTTGCGGAAACGGTAGCGCACCTGTGAAATAGTCTTTTCGTTTTCCGCGTTTGAGTGGAACGATTCCATCCAAAAAGTTTGGATTGTCATCTTTGTTAAATACCAGTGTGTCCTGAAAGTTTTCGTCTCTGAACCATTCATTCCAGATCAGATAATAAGCTCTGAATGGCAATGCTGATATGCCCTGATCGTCGTATGGAAGGCCGAGCGGTAGACCCATATAGTCCGCTAATTCGCCTTCCTGAATAGTTGCGG